TGGCGAGGTCTTCGCCGTGAACTATGAAGGCGAACTTGTAATCAAGCGCCTCCGCCGAGATTCCGGGGAATGGTTTCTCTCTTCCGATAACCCGGACAAGCGCCGCTACGGTGATAAGCGATGCGGCGAAGGCGTCGAGATCATCGGGCGCGTCGTCTATAAGAATTCCGAGCGGATCTAGGTCCGCCTGGCCTGGTAGCCGCCATCCCGCAATAACCTTTTAGTCAACCATTACCGTCTGTTGTTGACTTAATAAGTACCACCCGGTAATACTCCCTAGGAAGCCGCAGTTCGCGGCCCCTGACTTGGGAGGTTACATGGACACAGCAATCGACGGGATCATTGCGTTTTCGGCCATTTTGGTCGCTTTCGGCGTCCTGGCCGTGTTCGGCGGGATTGTCGAGTATTTCCTCAATCTGATTGACACGCGCCGACGTAACCGTCGCCGCCGCGAGCTTCTGCCTGGCCCGAACGTCCGCTCGCAGCGCCGCGGCCGTCAATGGCAGGTGCCGCTGTGAGCTCGGTCGAGTACATCGACCCGCGCGACACTCGAGAAGCTCTCCGTCCCGTTGTCCGCATGGAGCTCGACTCGGACGTTCCGCTCGGTGAGCTGATTCGCGCCTTGAGCGCATCGGGCCTCTCGCTCTCGACGTTGCACGGCGGAAGGCAGCTTATCCATCGAGCGCCGAAGGAGGCCGCATGATGGAGCAGCGATCGGCGGAATGGTTCGCGGCTCGTCTCGGCTGCGCGACGGCGTCGAAATTTCGCGCGGTTGTCTCGAAGCTGAAGAGCGGCAAGCCCGCCCAGGCTCGCATCGACTACGCAATCGAGCTCGTGACCGAGCGCTTGAGCGGACAGCCGACTCCGCATTTCACCACCGCGGCCATGCAGCGCGGCGTCGACCTCGAGCCCGCAGCGCGTATCGAGTACGAATTTAAGAAACGAATCGAGGTGCTCGAGACGGGGTTCTTGCGTCATCCGTCGTTGATGACTGGTGCATCGCCCGACGGTCTTGTCGGTGACGACGGCCTCATCGAGATAAAAGTCCCGACGAGCACAGTCCACGTTGAGACGTGGCTCAACGGGATGCCGGACGACCATATCGCCCAGGTGCAAGGTCAGCTCTGGATCACCGGCCGCGCCTGGTGCGACTTCGTCTCATTCGATGACCGCCTACCGAAAGAGCTCCAGCTCTACGTTCAGCGCGTCGAGCGCGACGACGTTTTCATCGCGAACCTGGACCTCGAGGTTCGACAGTTTCTCGCCGAGGTCGACGACCTTGAGCGCCAATTAAGGGAGAAGGCAGCATGACGACAGCGATTCAATCCGTCAGCGTGACGGACATCGAGAAGATGGCGACGGCGGTCGCAAAGTCCGGGCTCTTCGGAGTCCGCACACCCGACCAGGCAATGTCTCTGATGCTGATTGCCCAGGCGGAAGGCCTGCACCCGGCGATCGCCGCGCGGGACTATCACATCATCCAGGGTCGGCCTTCGCTGAAGAGCGACGCCCTGCTCGCTCGCTTCCAGGCGAACGGCGGGAAGATCGAGTGGATCGAATACACCGACCAGACGGTCGCCGCGAAGGTGTCGCACCCGCAAGGCGGGACGGTCGAGATCCGCTGGACGTTCCAGATGGCCGAACGCGCCGGGCTCACGAAAAACGCAACCTGGCGCCAGTACCCGCGACAGATGCTTCGCGCTCGAGTGATCTCCGAAGGCGTTCGCGCCGTGTTCCCTGGGGTCGCGGTTGGCGTCTACACCTCCGAGGAGGTCCAGGACATGACGATCTCGAGCTCGAGCGCGACGGTCGTCGCCCAGGAGCCGCAGCTCGCCGATCCGGTTCACCTGGTACGCGAGGCACCGGATCTCGAGACGCTGAAGACTCGCTTCCGCGATTCGGTAGTGCTCGCGAGGAAGTCAAAGGATCGCGAGCTCGAGGAGTCGCTGAACTACGCGAAGGACGCCAGGAAGGCGGAGCTCGAGGCGATCGTCGTCGAGCCGCAGGAGGTCGCCGCATGAACACCGCCCTCGAGAACCTTGTCGCGATGGCCGACCAGGCGAGCTCGCGTCAGCTTGTCGCCGAGGTCGTTCGCACCGCCTACGCCCTCGGCAAGTTCGACGCGGTCATCGAGTCGACGCTGACCGAGTTGAACGCGCGCCGCAGAGAACTCGAGATGAATCGGGAGGTGTTGTCGTGACACAAACGGAACAGATCCGCGCCGCGCTGCTCTCTGGAATCGAGCTAACGCCGCTCACAGCGCTCGATCAGTTCGGGTGCTTTCGCCTGGCCGCTCGAGTTGCAGAGCTGCGCGCCGAAGGCATGGACATCGAGACCGTCACCGAGACCAGGAACGGGAAAAAGTTTGCGCGGTATCGCGTTGCACAGCCGGTGCTCCCTGGATTCGAGCTCGTCATGTAGTCATCGACGATGCGCGCGTCACACCCCCCAACGGAGCCCGGCCCCGTCGTGCAAGCCGGAACAGTTATGTCTGGATTTTATTCTTTGATGTCTGATCTTGAGATTGTCGGTCACGTCTCCGCGATCCCCGACGCAAGCGATCTCTCGCAGGCGCTCGCCTCTCGAGTGAAGCTACTCGTTGAGGAGCGCGACGAGTTGCAGAAGGCCGTCGGTGAGCTACAGAAAAAGCTTCTTTCTTTGCAGCTCGGGATCGCTGAAGACAAGCTCGACGCTTATGTCGAGATCGTGGAGAAGGCCGCGTGAAGATTGCGGGTCGATTAACAAAGCGCCCCTCATCCGAGCATCCAGCGCCGAGCCATTGGTCGCGCTTGCGCGATGAAGCGCTCGCCGCGGCAAATTTTGAATGTCGCTGCTGCCCTGCGTCCGCCGCTACTGGCTACGGGCTTGAGTTGCATCACCGGCACTACGAGACATTCGGTTCCGAATCTCTTGCCGACGTCGTTGTGCTGTGCCGCCAATGCCACGAGGCGATTACATCGCGACTTCGACAGGAGCGACCGGCTCCGATGATTGATTGCGTCCGGGAAAAAGTCGCGCGACCCGGCCGCATTGAAACAGCGCGCAAAAATCTGACGCCCCTGGTGGGTATGGAGTTATCAAATGTCGATAGGTTATCGGTTCTTCAGCGCAACGATTTCCGGCCTGTCTCCGCTCGTTATGCACAACGGGCAGTTAGCGGACCCCCTCAATCCATTCTCAAAAGCGATGAAGGCGGTCTCGTCTAAACGAAAAAAGACAGACGCCGATCTTGCCGCGATGGCGGACATCGAGTGGAAAGGCGGGCTTTATGTAGACGCAAATGGCGCGCCGATGATTCCGAGCCGCATTCTCGAGGCGGTGATCGCAAAAGGCGCGACGCGGAGCAAAGAAGGCAAGCAAGCGCTTTCTGGCGTGTTTGTTGAAACAGACGGCGCGCTGTCTTTTGCCGGTGCCGGAAAGACCGTCGATGAGATGTGTGCCGATCCGTTCTTTCGCTTGACGGTCGGCGTTCGTGTAGGTCAAGCGCGCGTCATGCGAACCCGCCCGATTTTTCACGATTGGCGCATTACGTTTGAAGTGTCGGCATCAAATGAGGTCGTCGCTGACGCCGCTGCGCTGCATCGTTGGCTGTCGGACGCTGGTGCGTTCATCGGCCTCGGTGATTATCGGCCTCGATACGGCAGATTTACGGTTGAGCGTTTCGATGAAATTAAACGGGAACTAAAAATCGCCGCATAACGTGGCAGGGTTTGGATGTTAAGGCTTGGCACGGCGGGGCTCGGCAGGGCTCGGCTGGGAACGGCGCGGCCAGGCACGGCTAGGCGCGGCAAGGAAATTTTGGCCGGGATCGGCATGGCTCGGCTTGGCTAGGCATGGCAGGGCTCGGTGGTGCACGGCGCGGCTAGGCATGGACATTTGGGAAGGGCTTGGAATGACACGGCAAGGTCGGCATCGGGTACGCGAGAAATTCAAGGCATGGACGACGGAGTACTGAAATGAATCCCGCCCTTCGAGAGCTTGTCGAGCTGCTCGCTCGAGCCGCCTATCAGGAGCTCCGGGACGCGCCTCCGCCGCCCCAGGATGAGCAGAAGTTGATCGAGAGCCGCCTGTCATCATAAGGTGACGCAATGCGCGCAATTATCTACGCCCGGTATTCGACCGAACATCAGACGGAGTCGACGATTCTCGATCAGCTCCGTCGGTGTCGCGACTACGCGAAAAATCACGGATTAAAGATCGCCGCCGAGTACACGGACGAGGGTATCTCCGGCGCTGCGATCGGCAATCGACCAGGCGTTCAGAAGGCGCTCGCCGAGCTCGAGCGAGGCGATGTTCTCCTGGTCGTCGACACTACGCGCCTTTCGCGTTCCCAGGATCTTGCGCCGCTTCTCACTCGGTTACGTCACCGCGGCATCCGCGTCGTCGGCGTCCTGGACGGTTTCGACTCTGACAGTCGCACCGCCAGGATGCAGGCGGGTCTCTCCGGGATTATGTCCGAAGAGTTCCGCGCGCAGATTGCCTCGAGAACTCACTCGGCGCTCGATATGAGAGCGCGCCAGGGAAAGG